CGTAGTACAATGCCGGCAGCCATCAAACCGTATGTCAAGAATATTATTGAGACGATGTTAAGTACTCGGGATATTAACAAGACTAACGAGATATTGAACGAGGCTTATAAGATCTTTAAAGGTCTACCTATTGAGGATATCGCCTTTGTATCAGGTATTAGAGGTTATGAGAAGTACTCAACTCGGTGTGATGGATTTACAACATGCAAAGGCATGCCAAGTCATGTTAAGGCTGCTTACTATCATAACCTACTCCTCAAGAAGTTTAATATCGATAAGGAGTACGAGGAGATTGGTAGCGGTGATAAGGTTAGATTCTTTTACGTGCAAAAGCCTAACCCGTACAATATAGGTAATGTAGCATATAAATATTATCTACCTGGTGAATTTAAGGATAAGCTCAAGATAGATTACGAGTTAATGTTTGAGAAGATTATCTACTCCGCTATTGAACGTTTCTATGATAATGTAGGCTGGTCTATTCAAAGACCAGGTGCTGCGGTCCAGACAGATTTATTTGATTTACTTAGTTGATTAGATAGGAATATCCATATAATTACATATATGGCGGATAAAAATCTAGATACTCTTCTGAAGAAGATTTCTAAAGCAACCTTTCAAGTTAGTTCATGAGCTACGGTAAATATACATACGGTCAACAGCATGTACAGATATTTTCTTGTGGTGAAGATGCCTGTTTGACAGTTGGAAATTTTTGCTCTATCGCTCAAGGTCTGAAAGTATATATAGGAGGTAATCATCGAACAGATTGGATCACGACATATCCATTTGGTCACGTGAATCAAAATGTTTTTAATTCTTTTGACGGCACCGGCCACCCTTCAACAAATGGTGATGTCGTCATTGGTAATGATGTTTGGATTGGAGCAAATGTTACAATAATGAGCGGTGTGACTATAGGTGACGGAGCTGTTATTGCAAACAATAGTCACGTAGTAAAAGATGTACCATCATATTCTATAACCGGCGGTAATTCAGCAAAACATATCAAATACCGTTTCAACCGAAATCAGATAAATGATCTATTAGAAATAAAATGGTGGGATTGGGCTGATGATAAAATAAATCAATTTGCATCACTGCTATGTCAACCAGATATAGATAAATTTATAAAATCGTGTAAGACTAACCAATAATCGAACTTGGAATACAGATTTATTTGATTTACTTAGTTGATTGAGTAGGAACACCGATATAATTATACGTATGACAGATAAGAAATACACAACATTTATTGATAACGCAGGCCGCACCGTTTTCGGTGAGGAAGTTTCAAAAGGTGATTATATTCAGGTAAAGAACCCCGTAATGATTACTGTTCAGCCTCAGCAGGACGGTCAGATGGCTGTGCAGCTTTTTCCACTATTCTTCCCGGAGTTTATTCACCCGGTAGGTGAAGACGAAGAGCGTTCAACAGTGTTCTCGTGGAACGTTCAAAACATTGCCCTAGGTAGTGATTTTACAATTGAGCCACGTATTGTTGATCAATACGAAAAGGTTGTTAATCCGGTACTAGTACCGGCGACACAAGCATCTGATGAAGCGGAAGACGCTGAAGTAATTAAGTTATTTGACGAGTAGGTTAGTTGTATTGATAGTCGACTACCTTACTATTATAACCCCTAACGCCCGTTAGGGGTTTCTTGTTAACAGGAACACTGATATAATTAAGTTATGAAAATTACAATAGAAGAAAATGGAGAAAATTTTACCTATGATAGTGGGTATGATTGTTCAATGCAGATGGCTGAACTGACTGAGAAGTTATATGGTTTGTGCGTTGCAGCTGGATATCATCCTGATTCTGTAGGTGAGTGTTTTTACGATAAGGGTAAAGACGCAACTGAACATCTCTTTAAAGATAATCAAGTTACTTCAGAAGACATTCATTCTGATGATAATATTGCAGAAACTATCGGCTATGAATCACTTACCGTTAAAGGTCGATATGGAGAAGAGAGAATATTTAAAATCTCAGATGATAATTCCATTGAGTATTCCTTTAAGGATACTAGTTATGTTAGATATGCATCAAACGACGATGGCTCATTAACCTTAGTTGACCCGCCAGGTGGTCCGTGTGTTTCTGTTGGTATGGATCTTGGTGATATTCACAAACGATTAGAAGGATTTATCGTTATAAAAATTAACGCATATAAAGGTTCACACTACCTCAGAGTAAGACATGAAAAGTAATCAATACAAACCAGACAATTGGGTAGTATTAAAAACGTCTGATAACATCTATAAAGTTTTAGCAGGCTGGAGCGGAGGATATTTATCTAGTGATAGTTGGAGAATTAGTAGTGGTATTCAAAAGGTAGAAGACGATAAAGATCATTGGTTATTCATCGGTCATAGCGGAAGCATTTATAAGTGTTATAAAAAGGGATACGAGGTGAGAATGAATATTAGTGATATACTAAATCAGCTTACTAATAGTAATTCCATATCTGTCGAATTGATGGATGAAGAAACAGATTGGATAAAGCTTGTAGTTAGTTGATAAACATACCAGTTTATGTAAATATTTTTATGTCAAATTGGTCAACACAATCATTCCGACCACCATCTGATGATTCATCGTACTTCGGGCACGTGCGAGAAGATGCAGCTGAAAAAATTCGGAACGAAATTAATCAACAAGTGCGTAACGAAGCTAATACTGTTATACATAATATCGTTACTCAGAAAGATGCTGAAATCACAAAACTAGTAGAACAGATTGATGAGTTAAAAGCAGCGAACAAAGAGCTAGAATCTCAACCCGTTGAGGTCGAGACACCCCCTGACTATACAAAGAGGGTGGTATCAGCGACGTTTTCAGAGTCTGAAGACATACAGATTATTAATAATGCTCTATACCGAGCCATAAGATATGGTCAATTAACTGAGGATGATTTAAAAGACGAAAATCTCGAAAAATTGAGAACAGTCATTCTTTCCTGGAAAGAGTTTTTTGAAGAGTATAAATGGAAGAGTAACTATATATCAACTAAGATAAAAAAACTCCTGAAAGATACAGAAAAAATGTTATGACTATTACTTGAATAGGGTAAAAGGTATACTATAATAGGTATATGAGTAAAGAAATTGATGATATTTTATCTGTAATTGACAAGTCTAATCCCTATGCATCCTTCCTGAACGATAGTGCAATCAGTAACGTTGGTGGTTGGATCGATACTGGTTCTATGGTGCTTAATGGTATTGTATCAGGTTCACTCCATGGAGGTATTCCAAAGAATAGAATGACCCTCTTAGCTGGTCCGAGTATGACCGGTAAATCATTTATTCTGCAGAAGATTCTAGCTAATGCTCAGAAAGAAGGTTTAATACCTGTTATCTTCGATAGTGAGAATGCTATTGATAAAGAAGGTGCTGAAGCTCTAGGCTTAGATGTTAGTAAGGTAAAGTACGTACCTGTCTTTAGTATTGAGGAATGCCGTAATACAATCTATGACTTCCTTACTAAGGTAAAGGAGAAAGGGCAGGAAGGTAAATTTATTATCGCTATTGACTCATTAGGTAATATGGAAAGTCAGTTACAGATTAACCGCCAAGAGAAGGGTAATGTAAGTGCTGATATGGGTAGTAGAGCTAAAGCAATGAAAACTCTCCTAAGGACCTGTACGCAGTTATCTGGTTTAACTAAAACTACTATTCTCGCGACTAACCATATATATGAAGATCCAGCAGCTCTATTCCCATCACTCGTAAAGAATATGCCTGGTGGTACTGCGACCGTATACCTACCATCCGTTACTATTCAATTAGCTCGTAAACCAGTTAAGGAAGATAAGAATACTGACGGTAAGCTAGCAGTAGGTCAAAAGAATTATTCTGGTGTTATTCTACGAGCCCTAACTGTCAAGAATCGTTTTATTAAGCAGTACTTACAGGGTGAGATGTATCTGTCGTTCGACCGCGGACTACATAAGTATTTCGGTCTCTTGGATCTCGCTGTTGGGTTAGGGGCGGTTATACAAACTGGTGCAACATATCAACTACCAGATGGTAAAAAGCTCGGCTACTATAGTAAGTGGAAAGATGATACGGAACTATGGGATAATACTATTATACCTGTCATAGAGGAAAAGATCAAGAAAGAGTGGAAGTATAGCAACGATGCCGATACTGCTGATGTTATACCTGATGAAGTAAGCGACCTTGAATCACCTGAACAGTAATATATATTTGTAGCATGGAAAAGAAGAGAAAAATTGTAGTAACACTGAGCGGTGGAATGGATTCTGCTGTACTATTGTTTAAGGCTGCAGAGATAGCAGATGAAGTACATACTATTAGCTTCGATTACGGTCAACGACATAGACGAGAGTTAGATTGTGTTGAAAAGCAGTTAGCAGATGTTAAGAGCTTATATCCAGATAAAGTATTTCACAATAAACTACTCGATACAACATTCATACGAGAGATGGCACCTGTATCATCGCTTACCAATGATGGTATAGATACCCCTAATGTGAAAGATATGATGGGTGAAGCTCAACCTAAGAGCTATGTACCGTTTCGGAACTTAATGTTCTTGAGTATGCTTTGCTCTTATGCTGAAGCAGTAGATGCTCATGAGGTATGGTATGGCGCTGCTCAAGCGGATAGTTTAGCTGGTTACTGGGATGGTTCTGAAGAGTTTGTGAATCAGTTAAATACTGTAACAGCACTTAATAGAGAGAATAGGATTACAGTAACTGCACCACTCATTGAAATGTCCAAGAAAGATATCGTATTAGACGGTGTCTCCCTTGGGGTAAACTTCAGCCATACATACACGTGCTATTCAGGCGAGTACCCTTGTGACGCTGAGTCTGCTAGCAGCAGCTTAAGGTTACAGGGCTTTGTCGAAGCTAAACTAAGAGATCCTGTGGAATATAAACAGCAAGATAAATTAGAAGTAGTATATAGAGAGAATGAATGTATGAGTATTACACGCTCGTAGGGTTGTTAATAACCGTGAGTGTGTTGTCTTTGTTGAGCATATAGGTTTTGTACTCTTTCTCTCTCCCTGTTAGCGAGTAGTTGGTTAATCTCTTGCTGAGACATTCTCACCTCTTCTGCTTCTTCTCGTTTTTCGACAGGAGCTTTAGACATATAACGTGCAGTTGACTCGTTATCTTCACCACCTTCTCTTTTTCTGAAGTATAGATTTTGTGGTGGGCTAAAGAACCATTCATCTTCATCAAAGTCTGACATTCCTTGAGCCTTTTCATACTGCTCTGGAGAAAGATGGTATTCATCTTTAATGCTCTGCTCTTCATCCGAGGTACCATCCGCAGCCTGCTTCATTGACTCATCTTTATTACCATCACCGTCGATATCTAGATAGTCTGGCTTTGCCTCTTCACCTTCATCAAACTTTGATTGTACAGTGAAGTGATTAACGAGTGACTTAGTGATACTAGCTCTTTCTTGATCACCCTGTCTGCTATATTGGTCATGAAGCTCTTTAGCTGACTGAAGCATACCAGCTGCTTTATGAGCAAACTCACCAGCACCTTGTTTAACAGCGTTAAGTACTTCTTGCTTTACACTGACACCCTCTTCACCCTCATTTTTAGAGGATTTACGATTAAGCATACGCTCACGGGTTGACACATACTTACCTGTTCTTTTATTATAATGACCGTGCCTATTACCCTGATATAACTTACCGCCTTTATCACGTGCATCATCTGTATCTTTAGCTAGTGGCTCTTTACAATCTTCATTAGCTTCATCAGCGTAGATATTATGAGGAGTATATGATGTGTCATATTCTACCCCTACAATCTTTCTCTTTTTCTTAGGTGCAGGAAACTTACCAGCTCTCATCGCGTGCAAATCTTCTAGATGATCCGGAATATCTTCATCAGAATGAGGGTGTGCGTGAAAATCATCAAGACCTTCCTCATCTTCCATACCTGCCATTTCTTTCTCAAGCACTTTGATCATATCACGTAAGTACGCTTCAGCAATATGGTACTCTTCGTATTGATGCATGTAATCAAGAAACTGCTTGAATTTTTCGATACTATCGACTTTAGCGCCGGTTTCAGCGATATTTACCAGAACTGTAGGATCAAGCTCATCTAGCTCACCGAGTTGAGCAAGTACTCTGGAGAATGCTACTTTCAGTAGAAGCTTCTCATCCTTAACATCTGGATCTTCACCCTTTTCAACAGGTGCCTTTTCAATAGCATCCATTGTAGCGTTCTTAATAGCGTCAGCTGTCACATCCTTATACTCCTTTGTTTTAAAACCCTCATCCTTTTTAGGTCGAACGTTCTTCCCGGTTCTAAGTATCATCGCGATTCTAAGAAACTCCGAAACTCTATCTTCATCTGTACCTTCTACCGTCTCGGTAGCGTATGATTCGAATTCATCTGCGAACGTATCTAGCATTTCTGGACGATCAATTGCGATTTGACCTACCATTGCATTAACATCTTTTGCCGACGGCTTTCTTTTTGAATTTTTAAATTCTTGCGGGATAACTTCTGGATGCTTTTCCTGTAAGTAGTTGAAGAAGAATAAACGTGCATCTCGGTATGGTAACCCGATCTTTAACTTCTTCATTTTATTAACTACTGGTTTGAGTGTCTTAGCAATACTCTCCTCTAGAAGTTCATCAGCAAAGTAATGTTCACTGCTTTCATTAATTACTCGGTTAGTCCATGTAGCAAAATTCATAATAATATTTATGGATTCTTCGCTAATTTCAACTATAATAAGGTTATGTGCGGAATATATTGTAGTGACGACAGTAATACCTTTGAAGTGCTAGAAGAAGTAAACCAATCTAGAGGCAACTTTGCTACCGGATTGTTATATACAACTGACAACAATGATAAGGTAAATCATAGGATTATACGTAAAGAAGGTACGTTCAATATGGAGGATATGGGTATACCGCAAGATTGTAAGTTGTTCTTAGGTCATAACCAAGCACCTACCAGTAGTCAGAGAGACTTCCAAGATACGACTTCACATCCGTTCGAGGTAGGGGATTGGGTAGTAGCTCATAACGGGGTACTGACTAACTTTAAAGGACTACAGCAGGAATGTAGAGTTGTACCTAAGAACCCTGTCGATAGTTATATTATACCATACCTTTTATCTGAGAATGACTATATTACTGGTCCGAGTGAGAATGTTGTAGAGGGTGAAATTAATAATATTTCAAAAGTACTACAACGACTAGAAGGTACTTATGCTGTCTGGATGTACAACACATGGAGTAATAATTTATATATAGCTAGACAAGGTAGTACTCTATTTTACAAAGGAACACATGTATCATCTATTAAAGGTAAAGGGTATAAAGAGGTAGCAGAAGGTACCATATACAAATATGCGCCTACCGGGTATGAGTTGATATCAACATTTAAACACAGCTCACCATTTTTAACATTATGAGACATATAGCATTATTTTCGCAGACCGGTTCAGAGATAGCAAATCTAATAGAACGTGGTATATCACCTGATGTGATACTATCTGACCAGAAGGATAGTTCAAAGATTGATAGTAGGTTATCACTTACTGCTGAAAGTCAGATCTTAAAGAACGATGTTAAGAGTGTTGAGTATTTGAGAGATTGCTTCGGGGATCCATCGACATGTTATATAACATTACATGGATGGCTCAATATTATACCTAGAGAGATATGTCAGGAATATGATATTTACAACGGTCACCCTGGATTGATAACAGAGTTTGAATGCCTTAAGGGTAAAGATCCTCAAGTTAGGGCTTTTAATGGTAACTACAATCGCATTGGCGCTGTTATTCATTGCGTTACTCCCGGTGTAGATGAAGGCAGAGTTGTTTTATCGCATGGTATAAAAAATACCTGCACTACACTAGATGAGGTGTTTAATACTCTTAAAGATATATCGCTTAATCTATGGCTTGATTTCTTTGACAGGTGGTAGTATAATTTGTATATGGATGATCTAAAGACAACAGGTAAGCCGCGACAGTTCGACACCGGTGCTCAGCGCGATAGTAGTGAAGGTAAACTACGTATGAGCTTAGTACCTCATAAGGCCATGGAGCTGGTTATGATGCGATATTTGCAAGGTGCTGAAACATACGGCGAAAATAACTGGCGTATGGGCATGAAGCATTCTGTATTGTATGATAGCGCAATGAGACATCTAATGCAGGACTTTAAGGGAGATGAAAGTGAGGATCATCTAGGAGCCGCACTATGGAATATAATGGGTATGATCTGGAACCGCGACAACAAGCCGGAATTGGATGACCGCAAAGACTATGCATAATATAAAAATTTATACAGCAACAAAAGGTAGTAAGGAGGACTGTATACTTTATAAATGCCTGGAGGATTATGGCCAGGAGCATCTCGGTGTTTCAGTACATTACGAAGAAGACAATACTAAAAGTCTTCAGCGATGTTATAATAGTTTTATTGATGATGCACGTAAAAATAATATTGATATTGCGTTACTTATACACGATGATGTATATATTAATACACGTGATATATATACACTTGTATCTCGAGCTGCAGAACAATATAATGTATTTGGTATAGCCGGCGCTACAACCTGTAAAGTTGGTAGCCCCGCCCTATGGCATCTTATGTCAAACCGGCAAGATCAAAGAGGGTGCGTGGCGCACGGTGATGTAGATTCATATACATATACCTCATTCGGCCCTATACCGAGTAGATGTCTAGTCATTGATGGTGTATTTATGGGTATCAATATTAAAGAGTTACCTGAAAAAGTAAGATTTGACGAATCATACCCATCGAAGTTTCATTATTATGATCTAGACTTTTCACTTGAATGTAATAGGAACCACGTTACAATAGGTGTAGTGGATATACCAGTGATACATAGCAGCCCTGGTCTAACTAACCCTGACAAAGAATTTTACGAAGGTCAATCATACTTCATTAAGAAGTGGCAGAAGTAATACAATATAACATATAATGGAAAAAATTGATTTAGATTATTTTGAGAAAGTTTTAATTTATAAAAGCTTAACAGACGAGCAGTACCTTGCCGAGATCATCGGGCATATTGAACCTCAAATTATCGCTGATAAAAATATTAAGGTACTCTTTACTATTATTAAGAGCTTCTATGATAAGAGAGGTGTACCTCCAACTCTGACTGAACTAAAAACCTACCTAATTAATGATGAGGTTAAAGCGGCTCTTAAGACTGTTGCTGCTAGTTTTGATGAATTAGATAAGAATCTTAATAAAGATGAGTTATTAGATAATACCGAAAGATACCTTAAGGAACGAGCTATATACCATACTATGATGGATGTAGCTGAAGATATTACTAATGGTAAGGTCGATACTAGTTATATTCTAGAGAAGTTTGAAAAGAGCTGTAACATCGAGTTGAAAGATGATATTGGTATTGATCTATTCGATGATATTGATGATGTTGCGCGTGAGTTGAGTGTAGATGAACCGACGCTCTCTTCTGGGTGGGATTGGCTCGATGAAAACCTGAATGGTGGCTTCTTAGCGAACGGGAGAGCGTTTTATGTATTTGCTGGTCAGACGAACGTCGGTAAGAGTATCTTCTTAGGTAATATTGCAACTAATCTAGTCAGGAAGGGTAAAAACGTATTAGTACTTTCTCTAGAGATGAGTGAGATTATGTATGCTTGTCGACTCGCATCTGATATTACTAAGATACCTATTGCGGATCTTAAATCTCAAACACCTACGCTAAAGCATAGTATGGATAGTATGGATGGTATGGGTAAACTACTCATTAAAGAATTTCCACCTAATACCATTACTGCTCAGCAGATTGCATCCTATGTTAAGACTGTCCAGTTAAAGGGTATTAAGATTGATGCGATTGTACTAGACTATATTAACTTGTTGAGAGGTTCACTCAATAGTAATCTGTATGAACGTATTAAGTGTGCTACAGAAGAGGTTAGAGCGTTAAGTTATAAGTTTAACTGCCCTATCATTAGCGCAACTCAGCTCAACAGAACTGGTTACGATACTGAATCACCTACTCTTGATACTATTGGTGAGAGTATTGGCCTAGCAGCAACTGCTGATGTTATCGTAGGTATTACTCAGAGCGATACTGATAAAGAGCTTAATATTATTAATCTGCATATGATGAAGAACCGCTTTGGTGCTAACTTCGGTAAGAATGAGATGAGAATTGATTACGGTACGCTTACTGTTTCAGAGGACGAAACTCTTAATAATGACGACGGTGACTTTGGTGAGATGACAGACACACTTGATCAGTTGAGCTTTGGATAAAGGTTAGTAAATAGTTTATATGGGTAAAATACACGTATTTACAGACGCAGACCTGGATGGAGCAGGCTGCGTATTCTTACTCAGACAAGCTTTCCCGTCTCATGAGATATCTTATAAGGTAACAACTGAGAGAAGTTTTAGGCAAGATGTTCTTAACTGGCAACTAACAGATAGTTTCAATAACTATGACAAGGTCTTTGTATGCGATCTTAATATTAAAGACGAGACGTCTATCGTTGATGACGACAACGTCATAGTATTTGATCACCATAAAGATCACGTAGAGGTGAAGCATGAGTATGTTAAAGCTAAACCAGTTATTGAAGACTATACATCATGTACACGTCTAATATATGATAAGTTAAAACTAAAATCTAAGATAACTAATTACCAAGCACTATTAGTCAAGCTCATTGATGATTACGATAGCTATACTTTAAGTATACCTCATAGTAGGCAGTTAAATCATATTTTCTGGAATTATACCGGTGATAGAGTCGCAAAATTTCTTACTGATTTTGATACCGGGTTTCATGGATTTAACACATACCATATAAACGCTCTTAAATTAGTCGAGAGTAGATTAGAGAATTATTTCAAGACTGAGAAGCTGTACATGAATGATGTGGAGTTGAGCGGCACAACATATAAACTAATTGGTGGTTTCTTTTCATTCTCACCGAATGAAATATGTGAAAGAGCTCTTAAAGAAAATGACGCCGATATCTGTATGTTAATGAGCACTAAGACTAAGACAGTAGTCTTTCGACGATCAAGTAAGTGTACGTTAAGTATGAGGAAGTTAGCTAGCAGCTTATCAGACGGCGGCGGCCACGATGATGCAGCCGGCGCTACGCTAAATGATAAGATTATGAACCTTACGAAGATTTTGAAGGAGATTGGCAATGAGTAAGTCACCTTCTCAGAACATGGAGGATGTAGAGTTTGAACACGCCTTTTACTCTTTCTGTACTTTTGTATCTCTACTCCATGGTAAAAAGATGAACTTCCCAACCGTCTTTCTTAAGATCCTAGAGAATGAGAAGATTAGAAAAACGTTTATTGAACTAATAGGTGAGGAAAGTGACTTTGGCGCTGTTCAGAAATTTATAGAAACGGAACCTTCTATAACAAAGAGTAAATACGTAACAAAGTACTTGAATAAGAATAAACAGATACTATCATAGGTATGTATGACTCAACTAGAGAAAACCATTTACAATCAATGGTTGGTAGTTTCGAGAGCTGTAGATAGTAAACCTTTCAAAGTACGTCAGAATTTTGATAAGTTTGAAGATAATAAGTCTTACCCTGCTGTTGTTAAACTTGCCAACTTTTTTAAAAGACACTCTTCACTCGATATAAAGACGTTCTTCGAGGCACCATACTTTGTTTATGATGACAAGTTATTCCCTCTCGAGTTTTATAGTAGTCAACGCGCAATAAGAGCCTATACTAAATACCACGACGACTTTCTATTAAGCAACCCCGACGAAAAGGTGTCGTTAGACTTTGTTAAAAATAGTTTAGTATTTATAAACGACTTCTGTAAGAGTGTAGGTATACCTATAGGGCAGTATCTAAATTATACCGAAAACAATCTACCAGTATTCTTCAGGCATTTAGGAGAACGTAAAATTTCCATGTACATTTTATTTGCCTTTGACGAAATAGACTGTAAAATAAGAGAGTATAGAGACAGTATATATGTACGAGCAAAATGCTATGCATTACTAAGAAGCAACTACATAAGAACTAAACTCTATGCATCAACAAAACTAAAAACAAATATCGAAAATATCAAAAAATTCGTAAAACAAAAAAGGAACTAAACTATAATTAAATTATGACAAATATATCAAATTCAATGTTCGAATCTATCCGCGGTGCTCTTGCCAGTACTGAAGAGAAGTCCTCCGGACCTACTAATATCCTACGTACCGAGCCTGGTAATACCTATACCGTACGTCTGTTACCATTTGCTAGCGATGCTAGTAAGACCTTCTTTCATTATTACCAGCATGGTTGGAATAGTTTCGCGACTGGTCAATATGTAAATGCTATCTCGCCTCAGACCTTTGGTGAGCGTGACCCGATCGGTGAGGCTCGCTATAAGCTATACCGCGGTAATGAAGAAGAAAAAGCCATGGCTAGTAAGGTTAATCGTTCTGAGAAATGGCTCGTTAATGCATATATCGTTAATGATCCTGTTAATCCTGATAACAACGGTAAAGTAATGATTCTCCGTTATGGTAAGCAATTGCATAAAGTTATTGCTAGCGCTATTGAAGGTGAAGATGCATCAGACCTCGGTGCTCGTATCTTCGATGTATCACCTCAAGGTTGTAACCTTAAGATTGTTGTAGAGAAGCAAGGCGATTATCCTACTTATGTTTCATCTAAATTTAGTTTCCCGTCCGAGATACCTGGTATGGATGATACTAAAGCTGAAGCCGCGATGAGTAATCTATATAAGCTAGACGAAGTGTTTACTATTAAGAGTTATGACGAACTGGTTCAGATGGTAGAAGAGCATATTACTAGCTCCGGTGATCCTGTAGAGGCTTCTCAGCCGAGTGTATTACCAGCTGCTACCCCGGCTGTGCCTGCTATTGAAAGTGTACCTACACCTGTAACTCAGGCTAGTGACCCAGTTCAACCGGCTGCTGATAGCGACGCTGAAATTAAAGACTTACTCGCAGGTCTAGACCTTTAAGATATGAATCCAGAACTACCTTTACCTGAGATGAGCTCTCAGGCACCAGAACAGATACCAATGCCAGCGCCCGCAGCACCTGACGAAAGAGGAGAACCTCCTGCGTCATTCACTAGGGAGCTAAGCCCTGCTGAAAAAAGTAATGCATTGATTCAATTTATGGGAGCACAGTACGGTGCACTCAATCAATTAGATGGTCAAATTGAAGGTCATGGTGCTCTTGGTAAAGGTAGTTCTGAGAAGGTAAAGCATCAGGTAGCGCAGGTACTAGAACAGACGAAGGTACCTGCGCCACCAGCTCAAGCGCAGACACCTGTCGTGCCTCAACAAGTACCTACAGAAGCTCAACAAGATATTAGTAGAGCACTAGTACCTAACGCAGATAAAACCGGTCTTGAAGAAGTATGCATACAAGCACGTGTGGTAGATCCGGATCAGTTAGAGTTTAACTTTAACGTTGATGAAAAACAAGAGTTATTATCAATGGTACGAACTCTCATCGAAAATAGTAGATCGCAACAAAAAAAGATAGATATACTAACTGATAAAGTTAATGACCTCATTAAGTCATCAAAAAAAAAATCTACCAAGTCAGCAAGAAAGACCGTTGCTAAATCATCCAAAGTATAATATAATTAAAATTATAAATGGCTTATTTAAGAATAAAAAATAAAAAAGACTTCGTTAATAACTTTATCGGACCTATCTCTAATCTACATAATATGTGCGTGTTTCATCTCTCAAAGGATGAAATTAGCTGTATTGTAGCATCTGAAGACTCTACTATTGTATGTAGAACGTTAATCGATATCGAGAGTGATATTGAAGAGCCGATAACGCTCAATATACCTGACATTAAGAAGCTACATAGAGTATTAGATATTATACCTAAAGAAGATATTAAGCTTAAAATTAATGAGAATAATATATCTTATAACGAGAGCGGGTTTAAGTTTAAATATCACCTGCTCGATGACGGTATTATTAGGCAGCCGAATATTAATATTAATAAGATTAATGATCTAGAGTTTAGTAGTACCTTCTCTGTAAAAGAAAGTAACCTGGCTACCGTGTTTAAGGGTAGTTCGTTTACTACTGAAACATCTAAACTATATATATACTCTGAGGATGGTAATATTGTAGGTGAGCTAGGTGATAGAAGCCGACATAATACAGATAACTTTATTTGTGTTATGAGCGAGACTTGCGAAGGCCCTGGTGTGACAGTACCTTTAGCTGTTAACTTTGAGAGTTTCCGATTAATAAACTTCAACAATAGTAGAGAGGTTCGGTTTAGAGTTAATCAAGAGATGGGTGTTATAACTTGCGATATGAAAAAGAATAATACATCATTGATTTATGTAATTTCTGCTCTAATTAATTAATATGGCTAATAGACAAGAAAGGGCTCATGCTCCAAAGGCGAAAATTAAGCGCATCAGTAATAAACTTAAAACAGCTGGGTACGTTATTAAGCGGCTCAAAGATAATGGTTTTGTTGTATTCAAGATGTTTAATGCTTATGGTGAACAGGACTTCCGTAGATGGACAGTACTGATTGACCCGGGTAGGTCTTCTGTGTTCTTGACATGCTTCCATAATAAAGATAATATTAATGAAATTATTTTTGAATTTGATGATGGTGGTGTGAGTTTCCCTAGAGGCTTTTATCTAAAGACTGAAAGCGTCGAGGTTCTCGTATCTCACTTAATACAGAAGGGTATATCTAACGATCCGGATGGAAATCGTTTCGCAAAAGTATAAGTACTTTTATGAAACACGACGGAACGCCCAGAAAAAGGTCACGTCGGCCATTAAAGCATAAGACCGATGAGACCGAAAAAATAGCTATAGCAGTATCTGAACAAAAGATTATTGAAAATCTTATAACTGATGCACTTTCAGGTATGTTAGAGAATTTCGATATGAGTGAACCACCTGTTGATACTCGAGACAATTTAGATGCGATGATACTCACATGCTCTGAGTTTTTGAATAACTTCATTATAATTGGTTACGACTTAGCGGGTAATCCGATACAACCCATCCTTCATGCAAAAAATCAACTCGAAGTGGACGCACTGGGTCAGTATCTACAACATTATCTGCATACAATCGTCTCATACATGGGAGATGATATTAGATAGTGGATTTTCAAGTATATTCATATAAAATAACTATATGAATATACTTGTGCTCTCAAAAGGCTTTATTGCCTCTCGCTTAACTGAATACTTAATTAAGGAGAAGCACACAGTATATAACTTCTCTAGAGAAGAGTTAGATTACAGTAGTAAAACACGCTTTTTTAATTTCTTAGATAAAACAGCCATTGACGCGGTGGTTAATTGCGCTGGTTTTACAGGTAAGCCTAATGTCGATGAGTGCGAGTCTCGAAAAGAAGAGTGCTTTAAACAGAATTCAATTTTACCTCGAGATATTGAAGAGGTTTGTAAGCTAAAAAGAGTAAATCTGATTCATGTTAGCTCTGGTTGTATTTACACTGGTTACGATAAAGAGTTTACAGAAGAGGATGCACCTAATTTCGGAATGTTTGATACTGATTCTAGTTTCTATAGCAAGTCTAAGCATGCCGGTGAGCTCAACCTTGATACTAACTTTACTAATATTGTTAGAATTAGAATGCCAATCGAAGGTACTTTAAATGCAAAAAATCTATTGCATAAACTTAAAGGTTATAATAGTTTAGTTGATTATAAAAACAGTAAAACAGATGTGACTGTACTATGTGAGTTCATTGAGACTATTATAGACGACTTCACACCTGGTATATTCAATGCAGTTCATAGTAACTCACTCACCACTAAAGAGGTGGTAGAAATATCTAAAGAATATCCACTAGTACATAACCCAGAGTGGGAGTTTGTTGATTTTGAAGATTTGAATACAAAGTGCGGTAGAAGTAACTGCGTCTTGAGTAATAAGAAAAGTAAAGATGTATTTGACTTCGACTGGGGTGATGAAGAGTATTATATTCGAAAGAGTTTTGAAGCGATGGTTGATCTGTTGCAAGAAGAAGAATAATAAACATAGTATAGCATATGAGTAACTACCAAATACAGCGTCTTATAGACCAGCATAAAAGTGAAGTATATAAAAAAATCAAGTTATATAAACCGACAGGTGATATTACAGCGTTCACAGCCGGCAACTTCGATATAATTCACCCCGGGTACACCGCGACGTTCGAAGAAGCAAAAAGGCACTGCGATAAGTTTATTATCTTCTTACACGGTGATCCGTCTGCTACTCGTAATACAAAATATAAGCCTGTAGTACCTTATTATGATAGGTATAAGATGCTTATGTCCATTAAGCATATTGATGAGGTATATATGTACCAGACGGAGGAGGAATTATATGAGTTAATGAAGACGTTCGATTGTGATGTCCGTATATTGGGTGAAGATTACTTAGGTAAAGACTTCACGGGTAGTGATCTTAGAGCAGAAGTTATATATACTACTCGCTCACATGAATGGTCTACCACTAAGTTTAAAGATTTAATCACAGCACAAACAGTCAAACAAAACCCACAAATATTAGATGGAATATAAACATAAAATACTCGTAACAGGTGGTTACGGGTTTATCGGCGGCAACTTTATAAAATACCTACGTGAATATTTTCACACTGATGCATTAATTGTCAATGTAGATAAAAATGGTTACGCGTCAAATCCAGAGTATGCGATCCCATACTGCAACGTATCTCATCATATAGATATTGCTGACGCATCAGCACTCGAGAGCGTATTTGATGAAAGTGACCCATATGATTACATTTTTCATTTCGCAGCTGAGTCTCATGTTGATAACAGCATTTCCGGACCGACTGTTTTTGTAGAATCGAATGTATTAGGCACACAGAATCTTCTGGAATGTTACCGAACCCAGAATAAAGGTCATGGCAGATTCATTCATATATCTACTGATGAGGTGTATGGGCATCTCGGAGCAACAGACCCTGCCTTTACTGAGGAGACCCCTCTATCCCCACGCTCTCCCTACGCTGCTAGTAAGGCATCAAGCGACTTGATGTGTCTATCATATATCAGTACATACGGCTTAGACATTAGTATAACACGTTGTTGTAATAACTTCGGGCCTAACCAGTATAGAGAGAAACTTATACCAACCGTCATTGATTCCTTACAGGAAGGTGTTAAAATTCCGGTATACGGTAAAGGCGATAACATCCGGGAATGGATACATGTTAAGGAACACAATAAGGCAGTCATGAATGTGGCGGCTAAGGGAGAATCCGGTGTGTATAACATCGGTAGTGGTGTAGAATTGACAAATATGGAGCTCGTTAGGTTAATTTGTAAAATTATGTGCAAGGACCCGGACGAAAACATAGAGTTTGTTGAGGACCGACTAGGTCATGACTTTAGATATGCTATTGATTG